AGAACGGATGATTTGAGTTTCACAGCAGACTTTGACATTGATTTTGAAACAGGACGAACTGTTGAATCCAGCATTGTTTTTTCAAGCGCCGGCCGAGGGGATGCAACAAGAACACAAACACTGTACGGTTCACCGGAATACTATGTTGAAAACTTCAGAATGAAAAGTGTTATTTCAGCATCCGTAAAAACTGGCAATCAAAATGCGATAGGTTTTGAGTTTCAGATACACGAACCACACAGCATGGGATTGTTTTTACAGAGTTTACAAAACGCCGCGGTCAAAGCAGGTTATGCAAACTACCTAGAAAACGCTCCGTATGTGTTACGTTTAGATTTCAAAGGCTGGCGAGAAGACGGAACAGAGTTAGCATCGGTAAAACCGAAATATTTTGTGATGAAACTCACAAAGGTAACTTTCAACGTCAACGAAGGAGGCAGCATTTATGAGGTCAAGGCAGTTGCTTACAATCATTCGGGATACAGTGATACAGTAAACACCCTGTTTAGAGATATAGCAATAGAACCCGGCGAAAAAGGCCTTTTAGAAGAGCTTCTTGTTACCGGTGAAAACAGTCTTTGTGCAGTATTAAACAGGAACGAAGAAAGATTAGTCAAAGCGGGTCGCATAAGCATACCGGATGTGTACGAAATACAGTTTCCCGAAAAACCAAACGATTTTATTTCTTCGGAGCTATCAGGAACCGACGGATCTGGCGCCACAAAAAATGCTGTTTTGGCATCAACAGGACAAGGATCAAGAAAAATTCAAGGACAGCGAGGTGAAATATCCGGTAACATAGGAAAAAACCCGATAGGACAGTCTAAGTTTGTGTTTGATCAGGGACAAGGCGGAAACTGGCAGTTTCAAAAAGAAAGCGAAGTGATAGATGAAGAAACTGGACGCATTATCAGAGACAAAATGAGCATTGATCCTAAAAAAAGAACGTTTCATTTCACCCAAGGCCAGTCACTGACACAAATAATCGACCAATGTATTCTTGCAACGCAGTTTGCCGCAAAAGCTCAAGATTCCAACAGAATAAAAGATGGGTTTGTAGGATGGTATAGGTTAGATGTGCAGACAGAATTTTTACAATACGATGCGCTGGTAGGCGACTATGCACGCAAAATCATATTCAGGGTGGTACCTTTTAAAGTGCACCATACTGTTTTTACAAATCCTACCACACCTCCTGTGGGCTATGACAAGTTACAGAAAAAAATAGTCAAAGTCTATGAATATATCTATACTGGACAGAACACAGACGTATTAAACTTTGATATCGAAATCAATAACCTGTTCTACACCGGAATAAACCCAAGCGAAGAAGGCGAAACCAAAGACGTTGTCAATCAAAATCAAGCAGGCACCTCAGAAACTCCAGCACAAAAAACACCAGTTCAAACAGGCACAGATGTGAGAACACAGG